CTAGTATTTATGGGTCCATGGTTGACACAACACCAGATTGAATGTAATATACTGGCTATGGATCACGCTGAAATTGCAGAAATCTATGAAAATCTGCCCGCTAGAATACGGGACATCAGCAATTTTGCTGTACGCAGGGACCTACAACGCATGTATCGCACCTGCGAAAACCTCAAACGTGAGATCGCTCGCGAGCTAGTAAATAGCAGAACAGGCACCAATCATCGAGTGTTGGATTTACACAACAAGTTTTCAGAATCAGTGACAAATCTGGACCAGTATGTTACACTAGCCTTACTGTCAATTTAGGAGTCAACATGGCCATTATTAAAGGTATCAAAGTACCCAAGAAAAAGGAGCCCAATGCTCGTTTGCTGGCTGCTGACGAAAAAGCCACTGGTCCCGAACCAGCATGGGATACCGAGCGAGCTTTGGACTTTGATGACGCTACTTTTGATCACCACTTGCGTAAAAGTTTTCAGTACTACAATTATCACTATTCGGTAAAACAGTGCCGCAAGCATCTCAATGACTGGCTGCGTCGTAACAGTCGTTTCAGCAAAGACATAGTAGCTCGCTTTGAACGTGTAAGCGATCGCTATGTGGTAATGACTCCTTGTAGCTTGATTATGGCACATCGGCGCGGTATGCCCTTGTTGGAGCGTCATGTCAAGTACATTCATGACCAAGTTGAATACAGCCTAGCCCTGGCCACTCGTGGTGGTGATCAACTTGAAGATGTTGTCAGCACACCCACTCAAGTGGTAGAACGCAAGATTACCATTCAAGATCGACTACAAGAGCGTACCAGTGAACTCATTGGCGAAATTGAAGGCATCTACGATCAAGTTTTACGCAAGGAAACTGTGCAGTTTAAAATCTATGATTTTCTAACTGCTAATCGTGTGCCACAAAATCAGCTCAGCAAGTATGAATCTGTGTATCAAGCTCGCAGTGCTGAACTAGCGGCTGCTCAAGATCGCACTGACACGCAGTTGGTTGAGGCTTATCGTCACTATCGTGCCGCCGACTATCGTCGTATGTTTGCTTTTATTGCCGACTTACTAGCTGGCATTGAAGAATACCGTGGCGTTAAGAAAGCAGTTAAAAAGGCTCGAGTGCGTAAGGCACCCAGCAAGGAAAAGCTGGTGGCCAAGCTCAAGTATGCTCGTGAGGATCGTGCACTCAAAGCAGTTAGCATCAACCCAGTGGACATCATTGGTGCTCAGATGTTATGGGTGTTCAATACCAAAACACGTAAACTGGGCTGTTATGTAGCTGAGAACCTGGGCCAACTTGGTATCAAAGGCAGTACTATCACTGGCTATGACACAGAACGCAGTGTGGCCAAGACTGTGCGTAAGCCCGACGAGCATATCAAGGAGTTTATGCGAGCCGGCAAGGTAGCACTACGTACCTGGATCAAGGATATCAAAGCAGTTGAGATCAAGCTCAACGGTAGGATCAGCACAGATACACTGCTACTACGAGTTGGCTAAACACCTACCCCAGGTAAATACATTATCTGGGGATAGAGTTAAATGGCCACATTAAAGACCGGGTTAAATCAAAGGGGCAGTTTGACCACCGACAGTTTAGGTGGTCCTGGTCCTATTGCTTATAATCCCGCTGGTTTAGACACAGTCAATGATAGAAAAAAGGAAATCATTGACTACATACGTTTGAGGTTAGCAGATGGCATAGTAGATGTTGAGTTGGATCAAGATCACTATAACTTAGCCATTACCAATGCACTGCGTCGTTATCGTCAAAAGAGCAGCGCCAGTGTTGAGGAAAGTTATGCTTTTCTAGAACTGCTGCCAGAAACACAAGAATACATACTACCACAGGAAGTGGTGCAAGTGCGCCAAATCTTCCGTCGCGGTATTGGAAGTGTTACAGGTACCACAGCTAGCCAATTTGAGCCCTTTGCATCAGGGTATCTCAATACCTATATGTTGGTAGCAGGGCGTGTAGGCGGCTTAACTAACTATGAACTGTTTGTGCAGTACCAAGAGCAGGCCATGAAGATGTTTGGTGGGCACATGAATTTTACCTGGAATTCAGTGACCAAGAAGCTGACCATAGTGCGTAAAATACCCGAAACTGGGCGTCAATATCAACGCTTGACCAGTTTAACTGCTAATGCCACTGCTGTTGGCAGTACCATCAGTATAGTTACACAAAGTCCATGGCCAGTGTCGGCAGGAAATACCGTTGTGATCAGCAATTGTAGAGTTAACGGCTACAATGGTAGTTATGTGCTACAAACTGCCAATACCATTACTAACACCTACACAGTAACAGCCAGCAGTGTGCTAGCCAGTACCACAGTCACTGACCACGATCTACGTAGTACACAGCTCAGTAGTCCAGTTACTGATGAACCAGCAGAAAGTGTCATGCTATGGTTGTACAATTACAAACCAGATCAAATGATTCTAAATGATACCTATGCTTTTCCCTGGATACAGGACTATGCTTATGCACTTAGTAAAATGATTCTAGGCGAAGCACGTAGTAAATTTGCCAGTTTGGCTGGACCACAGGGTGGCACACAGTTGAACGGTACAGCATTGATTGCTGAAGGCAAAGAAGAAATACAAAAGCTAGAAGAAGATCTCAAGGCCTACATTGATGGAGCTTCTCCTTTAACTTGGGTGATTGGATAATATATGAGAGCACATGAATTTGTCATTGAGGGCAAGAAAGGACAACTGCCCAAAGCACACAGTAAAGCCATGCATCGTACTCATGCCTACAACGATGGTTACGACGCTGGTAATAACTACAATTTTTACCGGGTAGGTATGGCAGCAGCCATGGCTGACGGATCTGGTAAGTTGCCTGACATCAACGATCGTACATGGTTTCATAACAATAACATAGCAGTGCCTTATACCGAAACCGAACACAAAATCATGCATGATGCGTTTAAAGCAGTGAGTTCGGATGTAGAAGAAATTGTTCGGGATCATCGCAGTTTAGAAAACGATGATGTGCACCGAACCAGTCCTGTAGCAGCGAAAAAACGAAACAAATACGGCGTCTAAACCCGTTGACAAACTAGTCAATACCAGCTATAGTTACTGCTATGGCTAAAGTTATTGGTATATCAGGATTTATCGGTTCAGGCAAGGACACTGTGGCTGACTACTTGGTTAATTACCATGGTTTCCGCAGAGAGAGTTTTGCTAACACTCTCAAAGATGCTGTAGCCTGCGTGTTTGGCTGGGACAGAATCATGCTGGAAGGGCGTACTGCTGCTAGTAGAGCCTGGCGTGAGCAAGTAGATACATGGTGGGCTGAACGGCTCAAAATGCCCACGCTTACACCGCGCTGGATCTTACAGTACTGGGGCACTGATGTTTGTCGTCATGGGTTCCATGATGATATTTGGATCGCCAGTTTAGAAAATAAACTGCGTCAAAGCACCGATGACATTGTGATTTCTGACGTGCGTTTTCCCAACGAAGTGCGTGCTATACGTGGTGTAGGCGGCACTATGATCTGCGTAGAACGTGGTGCTCCACCCGAATGGTTGGCTTGTGCGCTACAGACTGTGCATACCGCAGAAGATGATCAATGGATCATATCCGACCAACAACGTGATATGGCATCACGTTACCCTGACATTCATCCCAGTGAGTGGGCTTGGTTGGGTACTAAATTTGATCGTGTGATTGACAACAACGGTACAGTGGATCAGCTGTATAGCCAAATTAGAAGTCTTGTTGAATAGCACTGGGACGCCAACGTGTTTTGGCTACTTCAATTTGACAGTTTAGGCATATGGTTTTGAGATTGGCCCAGTTGTTGTTGGTAGTGTCACCATCGATGTAGTATACGGCACTTTGTTCCTGTGTGCGAAACTTAAATCCGCAACGATCACAACGATCACGTCTTTTATAACCTGAACGTATCCAGCTGGGTATGTCAGGTTGTGGTTGGCGCTTTTGGTGTATGCAAGGCGTACAGGCTGATCTATAATACACACGATCGCCGCGGTAATAGTTGATAGCCACTGGATGTCTGCGACAAATGGGACAAGTCTTGCGTTCCATTGGGTATTTATACCGGCAAGGACCTTGGAAAGGACCGTCTAACCCAGTGGATTTCAGGGTATCTTATAAATACTTGAACAGCAATGTTTCGCTATTTATAAGGAAAACAACATGGCCCTAGTAAGTCCAGGAATTGAGATTTCAGTTATTGACGAAAGTCAATATTTATCAACTGCGGTTGGCACAGTGCCCTTGATCATTGTGGCCACAGCCCAAGACAAAACTGTGAATGGTTTGATTGCGCCAGGCACAACCAAAACCAACGCAGGCAAGATTTATGGTATCACCAGTCAGCGTGAACTAGCAGCTACCTTTGGTGCACCCACATTCCGTCGCAGTGCCAGCGATTTGCCCTTGCATGGTGATGAGCTTAATGAATATGGCCTAATGGCAGCATACTCAGCACTAGGACTAGGCAATCGTGCATGGGTAGTACGTGCCGACATC